AGCGGCGGGGTGTGAAAGGACAAAGGATGCGTCATTTGCCGCCGCACAGACGATACTTATTCCAACTTCGGGAGCGAAGGAAACCTCCGCCAAATCGCCCTTGTACACTGTTGATGGCATTCTTGTTCACCTATGGTATCAGTTCCGCTAAAATCACGACTTCAATTTGAAAGGTCATACGGAAAAGGAATTTGCTTCGGTCGCTTAAATCGGTGCGGGTTTTGAACACGAGTCGGTCAAAGTTTGTACCGTCGCCTTTCCTCTTTGTATGTATCACCCTCCGAATTTCGTTTTCAAGAGCCTGTAAATGCTTACGCCCCTTAACTGTACGGACATCCACCGTGATATTTATGCGTGTCGTTACAAAGTCGTAAAATAGTTCGGGTGCTTCTTCGTTATGGGCTGTTTCATACAGCAGGACATAATCGTGTTTGTCCAAATCAAGACGCTTTCCTTTCTCGGCTGAAGTATCTGCAATGTCAAGCACGACAGGGCGGTAGTTGCTGGTGTTTCCACGATTCCAATCGGACTGAAAGAGGTTGATAAGAGCGTCCAACCCTTCCGTCCATGTAGCGACCATCACAGCCCCTCCTTCTCAATGATTTTCTTGAAGTCAATAGGGATAAAGAAACCGTTGTCGTGGCGCATGTTGTACCGCTCAAGGTCGGGGTTTTGACGCATCATGGCCTTGTCCGTAGCGTCTTGAATGAGTTTGTTCTCTACCTCACTGGCTGGCTCGCCAGTCTTGTTATTGATGGCCACGCCGTCTTGCATGGTGAAGCCCTTAGCACCAGCCTCAATACGCTCCATTTGCTCACGGAAAGCGGCAGGTTGTGTCGTAAATTGCTCACGAAACTGCGCCTGCATTTGCTTGTCTTTCTTGAAAACCTCTTCAATCAAACGCTGATGAATTGTTTCACCTTGTTTGTTGAAGTCACGCTGATTCACTCAAACACCACCATCTCAATGTACTTTGGTAGTGTTCGTTCAATCTCGGCTTGGTATAGTTGCACCTTGCTGGCGAGGTCAATGTTCTGTGTGCCTTCGGGAATCAGCACGCTACGGTCGTCAGCCATCAATAATTCAATGGCTACCATCTTTGTGCAGATGTCCTCAATGGCTTTCTCAACATATCGCTCGCCGTAGATGTAAGCAACCTTGATGGCGTTCCATTCAAAAAACGGATAGGAGTTGTTGAAGTAAATGATACCCATTTCGTAATCAATCCACCAGTCACGCAAACGACCAACATCCCCGCTACCGCTACCACCTTGTAGGTCAACAAGGAAGGACTTCTGTGTAATCGTACCAGTGATTGCATCCAAACTGCCAGTGACAGCAACACAGCCTGTAAAAGAGGTAGCCGTCTTACCTGTGTAGCGAAACACATCGCCACTTGCATCAATAGCCACACCAGCATTTACGAATCCTTCTGTTGATGCTACATTGATTGTAGTGCTGTCAAGACTTGAAAAGGTGGTGCTGTTGTTTTGCACTTGGTCAAGTTCTATATTACTTGAAGTGGTAACGATACTACAAACCTCACCAGCCTTGACAGGTCGCATGGAAGTAACCTTCACCACACCAGTACCAAGGTCACTGTTGGCGGAGGCTAAAAATTCGTTATGAACTGCTACATTAGATGACGAACCTTCTAAAATAAATGCTGGTGAAAATTCTACAGCCGTCTTGTCCACCCTGTCTTCCTTGTTAATGAGGTCAGCAAGGTTTTGAGCAACGGTGGTGGCATCAAAATCATCACGCCACTGTCCTGTTCCCGTGCCTTGTGCGAGCGTTGCTACACTACCATTGCCGGGAGAAAGAAAAATACTTGCTGATGAAAGAGATGATACATCATTGAGTTTGATACGACATTCAGCGGCACCAATTTCACGATAATCGTCACCTTGCCACAGTTCAATGCGTAACATTTGTTGCACATTTCGGAACAAAAGAGGGCTTGTACCGACATAATCCGTATAGTAACGGCGGCGATATGGCTTGTAAGTGTCAAAGTTGATGTACTCAGCGGCTACCAAATACGGTCGCCATGCGTTGCGGGTCATGTTGTCAATGCGGTCTTGCATTTTGAGAATTACATGCTCCACCTTTGCTTTGGTCATACCACGAACACGCCCGTTGGTGAACGAGGCTTTGTTCTGTACATACCCGTTGTCAGCCACTTCATAGTCCGATGCTGTCAGCGTTGCTCCGCTAAAGGTGATTTTGACATGCCCCGACTTGCCACCCGTCCCTTTACCAATGGCGGTGATGGTCAACTCTTCTTCACCCAGTGGGTCAGCATCGCTGTACACACGGATTTTGTCGCCTACGCTAAAGCCTACTTGACGATACTCGTTGCCTGTGATATACACAGCGTCCGTGTCAGCGTCAGCACTCATGAGGATAGCCTCTTGAGGGCCAATATCCAGCAGGTCAGCGACTTTTTGGGCGGTGGTGTACACAACAGCAGTGGGGTCAAGAGGCCGGGTTTCCGGCTCACCGGGACTGAACACTACTGGCATACATCAAACCCCCTCACTCTTGTTGTTCTCTCGTATCCCAAGGAATGCCCATTTGCTTTTGACAATCGGCACAAATATCATCTGCAATTTGTCCACGGAATAATGAAAAATCTTTGCTACACTTGGCACATTTTCTACTAAATGGAGACACATTATGCCTCGCTCGCACTTCTTTGGGAGACTCGGCTCCTGCTACCGATGGATAGCCGAACTTCAAAATGCTCCAAGCATCACGCATAGGAACATCACGAGAGTTCATGATGCGGCGGAGGTGTTCAGCCTCAGCATCGGGGTCAAACTCTTCTTCCTCCTGCGGAAGCGTTTGGCGAAGTTTGCCCTGCTCGTCAAAAATGTCGGGCGTTTTACGGTCAAGTTTTTCAGCCAATTCAAATGATTCATCCTCAGTCATGTCTTCTTTGAAGTCGGGGTCGTTCATAGGGTCTTGATTAAACTGATTGTCAATCATCGCTCGCTCGCCCTCTACATCGGGTTCACTCAGCGATTCCTTCAATTCTTGCCCATCAAAGGGTAGCCTCTCGCCCATGAACTTGAGTCCATGCTCATCGGGATTGGCTACAGCCTCACGCATGAGAGCGTCACGAACTTGAGTAAATTGTTCTCCGCTCGCATCCCCACCTGCACCACGAAGTGCAGAACTGGCCGCTTTGTTAGCCCACTGTTGAAGGCGCATTTCTTCGCCATCTTCTGTAAGAACTTTTTGTCGGTGTGGTCGCATTGCTTTAATTAGAACTTTCATATTCACAACCTCTTCTTTTCGTCACGCTTTCCTAAGTTGTATTCCATAGGCTTTTCACAAGCACCACAGGTTGCCCTCCACATGAAATGAAGGAATCCGCAGTGCGTACAACGAGTGCCCGAACCAATGTTAAGGATGTCACCTATTTCTTGATTGCGGTTTCGTTGGGAACGAGTAACACCTTCAAGTGGCTTTTCGGGCTTTGAAACCACATCACCACCGTACTGATAATCAGCCTTGCGGTCTTGCTTGCCAGCACGAACAATGTCGCTCAAATCAATGCTTCTAACATCAAAACCCATACCAACTCACCTCATGCGAGTTGATAGGTTACCATAACAAAATAATTCCCAAGAACAGGAACTAACTCGCTGTCAATTACAGAACTGGTACTACTCGCATCAGCAATTGCTTGGATAGCCGCTTGAATGGTTCCTTGCAAAGTTGCCGTGTCACTAAACTCCTTCGGGGAGAAAGGACCGAGCACTTTTACGCCAATCTTGGTTAGTGCCGCCATAAGTCGTCACCTCAAGAGCGACGACCAATTGCGATGAATGTTCCAGCCTGTGCGGGTGTTGTGTTTGCGACATCACCGGGGTCTTGCAGACCAGCCGCCAAACGAATGGTTGTACCGTCAATACGAACATCTACTCCAAAGTGTACATTTTGAAGTGGCGGTGATGCACCAGTGTCGGTAATTGCTCGTCCTGCGATAACACCGCTTGAGTTTGCACCTGCGAAATCAATTTCCGAAAGGAAAGAACTCAAATCAATAGAGTTATCACCAGCGGCATAAGTGCCTGTTATAATCATTCTGTCACCGAAAACGGTTGGTCGTGGGTCAATTGTTACTGCCATAATTTTTCACCTTATTCATTTGTTGTGTTTAGATGCTCCTTTACAAGAGCGAGAGCGGCGGTTTTTGTTAGATAGCCGCTACCCTTGCTTACTTCGTTGTCAGTCAACCACTTAAGGATGTCCTTTCGTGACCAACCGTTGTCGGGGATGCCGTCATTGTCACCATCAACGGTGACTCCTTCATCCTCTTCAATTTTGAAGTGCTTTTCGGGTAGCGTATGTCGCCACTCGTTCAGCCACTCTTGTGTGACTTCATTCACTTGTCCACGAATCCATGAAGTCGGGGAATCTCTTCGCCGCCTTTCATAGAAAGGACCAGTAAAAGTCACTTTGGGCATCTAAATCACACTCAGTTAAGCATCACTACAGTTACCGTTCCTGCGCCGCCTGCTTCACCGTGAAGGACAATTGATGGGTCAGCACCGCCAGTTTTTGCGGCAGGGGCTAATCCCGTGTTGGTGAAAGTAGCGGATAGGGTCTTGTCAGCCACTTCAAAAGTGGTGCCGATAACACCGACAATTTTTGATGCACCTGCGGTGAGAACCAGCACTTGCTCAGCGGCATCTGCCAAGGTAAACCCAATGGTCACCATTCGCATACTGCCCACTGCGTTTCCGTCAGTGTTCTGTGCGGTGAAACCAGTGAGGGTACCGGGGTATGAACCACCAGCATTGCCGTCCAACCAACCCGTTTCATCAACGGGGGTTCCTGTTCGCATGTCCAAGTCCAAAAGAACCGATACGGTTCCTGTTGAAAAATCTGCATCATCAAATGAGATAGTCAAGCCTTTTTCTGTCTTTGTTTCTGTTGCCATATTTTACACATCCATATTGTTTTGCTTCACAACCCTCACTTGAGGTCACGGATAGAGCCGTGACCGCCGAAGAAAGTCGTCCATAGTTCACCCATAGTACGGTACATTCCTTCTTGTCCGAGGCGGTTGATAGCGAATGGGTCGCCAGTTTCAATACCGCTCTCAAAGTATTGGGTTGGAATTGCTGTACTAAAGTACAAGTAATCAGTGTCAAGGAAATACATACGGCTCAATGTGTCCGTCACAATGTCCTTAGATGGGATGATTGGGACACCATTGTATGTTGCAACAATGAATCCTGCTTCAAGACCGGGAACACCCTTAACACCGTTGTAGGTAGGGGTAACACGCTTCTCTTCCATAAATCGTTGTTGGGATTGTAGAAGTTGTTGAAGACGCATCAAAGTGTCGTATCCAGTGAGGATGACCTTTGGGTTTCCACCACGAGTCCATGTCTTTTGGAACAAAGTGTCCAAATGGTCAAGTGAAAGGTTTCGGTCAGTACCGCCGTTTTCATCATGTTCTGCAAGTGACCAAGAGTTTGCACTTCGGTCAATGGAGTACATGTCTTCTGCGGAACCTGCGGAAGCCCCAGTAGTAACACGGTCAAGGGATTCAAAGTCGTTTCCGGCAACAGTAGCCTTGTCAACAGTGAGCATCTTGTTGATGTGTTCTGCGTGGTGCTTACCCATTTCTTCCTTAAGGATTGCACGAATGTCGCCAAGTCCGTCATCTTTGTCGGAAAGGAACATTGCGGTTTCGCTCATGTCAAAGGTGTGTACAACAGTCTTTGGCTTTGCGGCAATGTGTTGGAAGGTAGGCTTGGTGGTGTCGGGGAGCGTAGCGTTTTCTGCAACACCGCCGCCAACAGAAAAGGAAGGACGCTCGGTGATAACTCGCCATCCACTGCGCTCCCATGGTCGCTTTGGTAGAATAGAGAAGGCGTTGAACTCTTGGTTCAACTGACTCCAAACTTTGCGTCCGTAGATTGCTTGGTATGTACCAGCAGTGGTTGATAGCATAGGTGCATCAGCCTTGAGCAACTCGCTACCGGAGTAGGAGTAGCCCATAGCGTTTCCTGCGCCATAGTAGTATCGTTCCATATCAGTAATGTTTCTAATGTAATCTCGTGCCATAATAATTCACCTCATTTCTTTTTTAATTTTAAGCCCCTCGCAAGGTTCGCTGTGCAAGCGAGTGTACCTCATCCCAACCCATGTTGGCAAGGTCTTGCGTGGAAGGGACATCAATAGTGGACACTGACTTTTGGATAGTGGAAGAAGTTCCAGCACCAAGATTGTCAATACGCTCCGAAAGTTGCTCAATGGACTTCACGATTTCCGTAAGAGGTGCTCGTGCATCAAAAGCGGCTTTTTCAGCCTCGGACTTTGCAATTTGCATTTCTTGTTGGAAACGGTTTGCAAAGTGTCCTTCAAGGTCGTTTCGGAAAGTTTGTTCCGTTGCGGCGGCTTTGTACACTTCGTAAGCGGCTTCAAGGTCAGCGTCACTCACATTTTCAGCGTTGAGGTAACCCTTAGACAATTGGGCTGGTCCCATTGCGCCAGCGGGGGTCTTACCACCGGAGGCGGTAATTGCGCTGATAGCGTTTGTTGAAGGGGAGCCGTTTTCTTGTCCACGACCACGGACTTGACCACCGAAGTAGTCAGCACCGTCAACTGCGTCGGGGTTGTCAAAGCCACCAAGTTGTGCTTTTTCAAGAGCGTCAAAGTGGTCACGAGCGGCGAGTGTATCAACACCAGCCGACTTGAGAGTGCTTTCCATCCAAGATAGATACTCAGAGGAAATAACATCGGAGTATTCACCTTTGAACATCTTTTCATCATCTTTGTCTTCTTTCATGTCGTCACCTTCTTCTTTTTCGGGCTTCTTTTCTTCATCAGCACCTTTCTTTTCCTTCATTGATGCGGCAAGAGCAGGAGGTAGTTCTCCTTTTTCCATAGCATCCAATCGGGCTTCAAGGCGTGACATAATTCCTGTCAAATCACTGTTTTCGTCTGTCATAGTGGTATCCTCCTTCAAAATTCGGAATTGCGCTTCGGGGTTGATACCCTTTTCACAAATCGTCACCTCATGCAACTCCATTTTTGAAATCTCTTGGTAGTCGCCTTTTTCCATGTCGGACTTTCGCACTCGCTTGAATGCTTGTCCTCCAATAGAAAACCCACGAAGGTTGCCCTTGCGGATTTCAGCGGCTACTTCACGAGCCTTCTCTATATCATTGCGGAGTTGTACTACAACGAACATTCCTGTGTCATCACATTCGGATTTCCACATTCGTCCGTTAGAATCTATGTAACTGTCAATTACTTCCCCAACTTGAATGTTGGAGTGAGCCAGTTGCACATTTCGGTATTTGTCGCTCTTCATGAAGCCATCAAAGGCATCACTCAAAGCACCACGAGTAATAAGGTCGCCTTGCTTGTCAACAAGTTCAACCGATGCGTAACCAGCAACAACCAAATCGTTACCACTCTTGAGAAGAGTGATACCGTCGTTGGGCCGTTGAACTGCGAGCATTGAATCAAGGACTTACTGTTATGGTATTTATACTGCTCGTTAAGAGCGAGATAACAAAGGCTGGTCATTATCGTAGTCTATAGACAAATTTTCACCCTCGTCAGTTTGCACTTGAATGTGATTCAGTCTTTCTTTTTTCTTCTCTTTTGTTTCATCGGTAATTTTCTTTTCACCGTCAAAATCGGGGAGTGTGGATTCATTGCGAAGTTGTGTGGGGCCACGAGGTGATTCTTGCGGTGTACCTACATCTATACCCAATCCCTTCGGACCTGTCCAAGTCATCTTTTCTTTGGAAATTTTATCCAATGCTCGTGAAATAATTTCTAACGCCTTCTTGGTATTATTAGGTTTGAGTAATCGCTCCTCATCATCTTCTTCAAGAATACCCGCACTTCCCTCTTCCATTTGCTCATCTGTAGGTTTCTTTGGCATATCCACTTCTGTAGCCTTCCTCAAGTACCCCTTTACTAACAAAGGAGCAACAGACGACCAAAACGGGAATAGGCTTTCGGAAAGAATTACTGGGTAATCAGTTTTTGTTAAAGCACCCATCGTGCTTGTAGGAGAATGTAGTACCCATGTATCGTTCAATTCCTCCATTTCATACACTACTGTGTCAATTCCCTTCAACACGATTTGAATTTGTGAGTCCGAGATTTCAATATCGTGCGGAATAAGAATAGGAGGAAATGATTTAGTCATGAGGTCAAGAGATTCTGTACTTGCCGCACCTTCCCCTTCGCCCTCCCCTTCCAATTCTTTGAACTGTACATTGTACACAGGGCGATTCTTACGGTTCTTCTTTGAGATACCTGTAATAGATGCACGAACAACATCTCCAACCTTGAAGACCTTCTTTTGGTTGTGTGCAGTACCTACATCCATGTAATGTTCTCCTTTATGCTCTACTGCTCGGTTTCCAAGTCCTTCTATTTCAAGAATGGGGCCAGCACCAAGTTGGTATGTGTATGGGCCTTTGCCTCTTCGGTCAAGAACTATGAAGTTGAAATCACGAGTATCACGATATAACACCCACTTAGGATGGCGGCGTTCTCCACGCATGTATGTTGATTTGTTATCACGAAGGAGAATGTTATCGTGGTCTTCTTTAAGATTCTTTACAGCCTCTTCCAATCCTTCATCATCCGTCATGCGAGTATCATGTGGGCCGGGAACGATAACATGTTCTTGACTATCAAATTGTGAGCGCAATATCTTTAATCGCTCAAACATCTGCATCTCAGCCACATTGTTATCATCGTAATTGATAATATCAATGATATGTAATTCCTCTTCACCAAGTATAGCGTCAAGCGTGTAATTCTTATCGTTCATCTTTTCAAGAGCCTCTTTCGTGGTTTTACGAAGGCCTTTCTTTCTACCACCTTCGTCATACGCTGTAATTTCCCCATCTTTGTTTACAATAACAAGACGCTTTCCATCGTACCACTTACTTACTACCCATGAACCGCTGAAACCACGCAAATGTTCTAAGTCACTCATCTCAAAGATACGGTGCATAGGACGAACAGGTGGACTCCATTTTGCATCATCACTCTTTGTAAGCATAATATCGGGGTCAAGAAGTGATGTGATAAGTTCAGTCATCTCACTGGCCGCTATGGTGTACATATTGTCACTCGCTGTGTCAGCCGATTCAAGATTCATACTTTGGTGAGCGTTGGAAGGGTTTCTTGGCGGTGGAGCGTTTGCGTACACTTGATTTGCTATTTCTTTTCCATGCACCATTTCAGTAAGTTCTTGAGGTACACTGTGATACAATCCTGTACTAACATTTGAGCCTGCGAATATATTTCCCTCAGCATCAAACTCAGCACCAACCGTTGGTGTCAATTCATATCCGTGATGCCATGCACCACTGTCAAAGTGGTCAGTCAAAGCAGTATTAGCAGGCGTGGCCGCACCTACAGGTCGTTGTCCAAATCCTGCTGTTTCCGAAAAGTCTTCACCGGGAGTAAAAATACCTTCTTCATCATCCATAACACGAGGGTCAAAGTGAACGATGGTATCAAGATGGTTTTTCGTTGTGTTCGTTGTGCGAGCCAATGATTTACTGTTGAATCCTTTTGCATTGTGTATATCTCCACTTATTGCCCCTATACCAGCCGCTGTCATAGAAAAATCAAATTGTTGTGGGTTGAGTTTCATAGCCAAATAGCGAGGTATAGCGTGAGAGTGGTGCCCTTTCCATTGCTTGTTATCGGTTTGTTGTTGAAAGTGATTCATGGCTTTATGATAACCATTTTCTCGTGCATGGCGAAAGAAGCGTTCTTCATCTGTTAATTCTTCTTCGGGCTTACTCATGATTTCTTCATCTGTAAATTGATTAAGATTGATAGCATCTATGTTTGGAATTTTTCCGCTAAGTAAAATGTCTTTGATAGTTGATGCGAACAAAGGTGTATTGGCTTCATTAGAAGCGTTAATGAGTTCTCGTGCTTTTTCTTTAGCAATAGGGGTCTTTTCTATATTGAGAATTTTAAGCACTTCATCCACGCTCATGTTACCATCAATCATTTTTCCATCTGTGGATAAATGCTTACCTACCGTAGCGTGTAATGGATTTTGTGAAGGTTTTGTTGGTTTTACTGCACTATCTATGCCATAATTAGTCGTTGTTATACCATGTACTGAATGAGGCACAGATGCGATGTAGCGTTGAGCATCACGCATAAGTTGGTGATGATTTGCAAGGAATGTTTCCGGGTCATTTGGGTCAAAGGCATTTGGGTCATGCTCAAGATATTTTGGTAGTATAACATCTCGTGCTACCTCGGCAATTGTTTTACGATGGCCGCTGAAAATTGTATGTGTACGATTGGCATCTTTTTCCCAATGAGAAGATTGCTTCTTTTTGTTCATTTTTTGTTGTACACGCTCAAGTTGTTCAGTTGTGTCACGAATTTGTTGCATCAGTTCGCCTCGTTGCTCAACTGGCGTATCTATCAATTGCTGATTCATCATTTCAAGATTGGTATTCAACTCGCTTTCTTCTTGAGAAGCGGGCATCATACCACCAAATTGTAAAAAGCGTGACACCACATCTTTTTCATCAGTGGTCATTGTGGTTTTACTTTTTTGATTCTTTTTCTTGTTTTGAATCTCAGTATTCATACTGGCTTTCATACTGTCTATCCCGATATTGAATTTATCGGTATCAAATTCTCCGATTTTACGAGTCAACAACGCACGGTTTAATTCTTCGTGGTCACCGTGAGTAAGAAATTCAAGAATCTCCTTCGGGTCTTGTGTACCCAGTATTTTTGACGCTTGAGTGATAGCAGTCATCGCATGGTTCATATCTTTGTTATTGAGAACTTTATTTTTGAGTGACTTGAAAGAAAACCCTGTACCGCTTCCCCATCTCATAAATTCTATAAACTCATCACGAGACATACCACCGCTGGTTGATTCATCCCCTCGTATGAAATCGCTTGCCTTTTGCATGGATTTTTTAGCGGGGGTGTGAGGGTGATACATACGACCTCCTAATGTTTCTACAAAATGAGCAAGTTGGGCGTTACGGTGAAGGTTACTATCGGAAGGTGCCGCACCATAACCAGTTTTGCCGCCAATGTGATAATTAGGAATTACAGTATGTGGGAATTGAAGGGGTTGAAGGTGGGTACCAAATTTGCTATCTCGCTCATTTTTCGTCATGTGTCGTATAGCGTATTCGTACTGAGGATTGAGTGAAGACTTGTGTTCAGTGATGTTGTTTTTGTTTGTAGTGCCTTCACGATGAGGATGTGTCTTTGAAACACCGAATGGTGAAAGCATTTCTTGAAGAGTTTCAGCCTCATTTCGGTAAACAAAACCCTTTCCAGCAGATACAAATTGTTTTTTCTTTGTGTTCACCTTTTTCATTTTTTCTTGGTATTGACCTATGATTTTTGACCTCAACGGCATGAAGTGATTAGCGAGAGTTTTATTCATCATATTTGGCTCAAAGAAGTTTTCACCTGTATCATCCTTGCTTTCAATAAACGGTGTTGAACCATCTTCTTGAGCGTGTGTCGCTTGAAGCATCTCCATGTATGTGGCGTAAGACATTCCTGCTCCACCTGTACTTTGAAACGGTGTACTCCAAAAATGCCCCGGACCGTAAGTAAAATCATTTTCAGCACTTGTTTCCCAGTATTCGGGCTTTTCTTCATCGGGGTGTGGGCCAAAGGGTGAAGTAAAGAATGCACGATGATTGCGAATGTCTTTTATTTGACGATGAAGTGAAGACCGCATTTTAGCGACAGACTCAATGTAGTCAATCATTCCAGCATCTACAATGGGTTCATCCAGTTTACCATGAATAGGATGCTCGCTCATCAATTCCCGTGTCTTTGGGTCATAACCAGCCAAATAAAGAAGGTCATCTTTACTCATCCTTACCTTTTCTAAATTTTGTTTACCCTTGAAATGACTTCTTGACGCATCAAGTAATTCATCATATTGAAGTTCCTTCATTGGTTCTTTGTGAATGTTAAGACGAGGGAGATACCGCATACGCTTTTCAGTACCGTAATTTTCTTTTATGCGACTAAGAATATGAGAAGCAATAGAAACACCGTCAAATTCTTCCAACGGTTCGTGGGCAAGAGTACCAAGCCCTTGTTGTAAGAACATACCTTCTTCTCCCTTAGTGTAATCATTATCATTGTCTTCTTGATGGTAGTGAGCATTTCGGCCCATGTGTGTCATTGGACGAATAGCCCAATTCATTTCGGGAGTCATACGCATGAGAGCGTTATATTTGATACGAGCAGATGGTATCTTTTCCCCATTGGGGAGAGTAATCAGTTCATGGTCATCAAGACCTTTCTCATTTATGTGTTGCATTACGGCTGAACGCTCTTCGGGACTTAGCCATTCAAGACCGAGCATATAACCAAGATGACCAAGACGATTTGGATGTTCTTCGTAAGAGTCACTCAGTGTAGTATCGTTGTTTTCCCACATAGCCGCTCGGTCTTCAAAGTGTTCTTGACGCAATTGCTCTTTCATTTCTTCGTTGGACATTCCTGTTGCTAACAACTCTTCTTGACGGTTGGAGTTATTCTTTAACCAGCGAAAGTAATCACGGTCATACAAATCATATTGATGGTGGTGAAGTGTACCCAAAGGTCGTGTATCACCAATAATGTTTACTTTCTTACCACTTTTTTCTTTTTGATAACCTGCAACCAAAGGGTGTTTTTTACCAAGTTTGTCAAAGAATTTCTTTTCCATTTCTTTTTCTCTTTTACCATGACCAGCAAGTGCCCAAGCACGAAGCATACGAACATAATGAGGGTCACCTGTAACAGCGTTGGTGCGAAGAAGGGGATGATTGGTTTCATGAAAAGGAAAGTGGTGGGGTTGGTATGGATGCTTGCCACTGGGTGGTTCGTAGTAAGGCCACATTGCATGAGAAAATTTTGGATTTTCTAAAGTATGTAATCCATCTTTCCATACATGGTTTGTAGGCTCACCGTGAGTATGAGTTTGTGCAAAAAGATAACCTTCTCCTTCGGGGTACTCGTAAGTATCATCATCTACTTTCGTAGCCGCATCCTCTTCGTCTTTGAGAATTATATCAGCAGTATTTTTCAATGATTTATACAACGGCTCGGAAGGAGTATGGTCAAGATTCTCAAAAGCGAGAATGTATTCAGCCGCCGCAGTGCGAAGGTCAAGACCGTCATTCAATGATTTCAGTAGTTCATTACCGCATACATAGAAGTGGTCGTTCACGCTATCACCGCCCTCAACGGAGCGGCCTAAAATCCGGGCAAGCAAACAAATCCATACCACCGTGTTGGGTTAGTTGACAACCGCTACGCTCAGTACCTCCACAAAAACCGCAAATCATTGGCCCCCCTTCTTCACGCATGGCTGTTTTGCGATTAGCCTTTTTCAAAGGCTTGGAGTCGCCAGCCGTGTCCTCTCGCTCAACACCGCTACCCTCGTGAGGGTTCATACGAGAACCAAGTTGTTGCATATTGGTTGTTTCTTTAGCCTTTTTATTCTTAGGAGCATCTTCGGTTTCAATGGTTTTTCCGTTTGTAGTAAAGTAACCACTCTTGGTTTGTCCACCCGATTCAGCATGGAATGAAGGATTAACATTGGAGATTTTTTCTGCTGTGAATCCCGGCTCGGCTTTCTCCATTTTACCACCGCAACTCATCTTCATACAGCCACCCATCTTGTTCATCTTTGAACCGCACTTAGGACAGTCTTTACAGTCACATTCACCTTCTTTACAGTCACACTTTGCTTTGGAAATTTCCAATGCTTCAAGTCGCTGTTCTAATTCAATGGCTTTTGAAATGTATTCATTGCTAACTGGTCTTGGTTTCATTGTGTAGCCTCCTTTGCGTTTTGTGCAATTTCGTGAATTTCTTCCCACGACATACTGTGAATATCCTCATTACTCATTGAGCCAACTTTTGGTTGACTTTTTATGATTGTACCGCTTTCAAGTTCCATATCTCCACGAAATGGGTCATTAAGCAAATCTTCGGTAAATGGTGTGTTTACTGACACAAGACCCATTTTACGGAGAAGTCGTTGAGGGTTGTTGACAAGACGCTTCAAAGCATCATTTTCAGCCTTCAAAAGCATTAAATTTGAGTCCATAGACTCCATTTTATTGATGAGAACACCAATCAATTGTTCAGCATTTGAAGTTTCTTCGGTCATAGTAACACCTCAAACTTTACGACCGTAACTTCCAGCACTGCGTTTGTAGTTGGTGTTGTGTTGTGAAGATGACATAAAGCCGAGTCGTTGGCCTTCAATAATGGGGTTTGCTTGTTTTTTGCGTTCCATCTTAACGACTGGAACTCCACCTGCAAAAATATCTCGTGGTCCTTGAGGTGTAACAACATCCGACTTGGCAATTTCTCCATTCAAATCATCAGCAAGGAAATCACTTAATTTCTGTACTTCTGTCAAATGTTGCTTTGCTAAATTACCATCACCAGTTTCCAAAGCACTGATGAATGCTTTTTGCGCTTGTTCCATTTTTCGGGCCATTGGGTGCATTTTCAATAAGTCCATGTTTAATCCCTGCTATGTTTCTCTCATGACACTTGTGTTTAAGAAGGTTATTGACCACGAGGCCGTCTTGCGTCCAAAAGTGCATTGCTTATGTTTTGTTGCATGGACGGTTGCGGCCCACGCTGTTGAACATTTGTAAACGGCGCACCGCTACCCATGCTTCCTCTTCGCTGAGGTGCCGCAGGACCACGATTACGGAGTCCTACGCCTTGACCGCCGGGTTGAGGTGGAGGCATAATCTGTTGAGCCAACTGTGGAGGCATTTGTGGCCCTCCACCCGGAGGCATCCCCATAGGCATCCCCGGAGGCATACCGCCCGGTGGCATACCGCCCGGAGGAGCACCGGGATGCG